TGACGGTATCGAAGTTGATCAATTAGACTTAAAGAACAAAGATAAGTTGATCGAATGGTTTGGTGAGAAAAAACCAGAGATAGTTATACACCTTGCCGCGTATGCAGGTGTGCGTAACTCACTTGACTTCCCAGATGATTATATTCAAAATAATATTGTTGGTACTCACAATCTAATAGAAGCATGTGATGAACATGGAGTAGAAAAAGTTATCTATGCATCTACCTCATGTGTAATGGCAGGCAATGAGTTACCATGGAAGGAAGATGAGAAAGTCGGGTATCCACTTAACCCATATGGTTATAGTAAACTGTGTAACGAATCTCAGTTTATGGCAAGTGACATACCTGCGGCGATTGGTCTACGGTTCTTCACTGTATATGGGCCTTGGGGTAGACCAGACATGGCACTCTTTGACTTCACTAATAAGATTATTAAAAATGAACCTATCGATCTGTTTAACAATGGAGACATGATTCGTGATTTCACATATGTCGATGATATTGTAAACGGTATTAATATTATTATAGATTATATAAAGAGTTCTATGGTTGTTAAAGACATATACAATATCGGTAACGGTAGACAAGTTCCTCTCATGGAGTTTGTTGAGAACATAGAGTTTCAATTGCAACGAAAAGCAATAAAGAATTTTGTCCCGAAGCATCCTGCAGATACGCAGGCGACTTGGTCAGATACAAGTAAGTTACAAGCATTGGGATACAAATCAGAAACACCTATTGAAGTTGGTGTAGCAAAATTTATAGAATGGTATAAGAGGTATTATAATGTCAACTGAAGAATTGGAAAAAAAAGTAGCAAAGTTTCACAACATAAGTCTTGAAGAGTTGTATCAACGAACAGTCAAGGGTGGTGAAGCATTGTTCCATCAATACTACATGCGAGACGGTATAGGGTTCTAATGAAGACTGGACTAACTGCGTCTACATTTGACTTGCTACATGCAGGTCATATTGCAATGTTAAGAGAGGCTAAGTCACAGTGTGACTATCTTATCTGTGCATTACAAATAGATCCGTCTATTGATAGACCAGATAAAAACTCGCCAGTACAATCTATCGTAGAACGATATGCACAACTGTCTGCAGTAAAGTATGTGGATGAAATACTGGTGTACCAATACGAAGAAGACTTGTTGGACATCATACAGATGTATCCAATAAACCTTAGAATCCTTGGATCAGAATATCGTGATAAGGATTTCACTGGTAAGGATGAGTGTCGTAGATTAGGCATTCAACTTTATTTTAATAATAGAGAACACAGGTTCTCATCATCTGATCTAAGAAAAAGAGTGAGACTAAAGGAGGGTGGAGATGAAACAAGAAAGATATTACGAGAGTATACTGAGAATGAATCGGGAAGCGAATAAAAAAGAAGATCAAGAGGAATCCAAAGAATAGACTTTACATCCGTTTTATTATGTGTTATAATTGTGTTAAAGGAGTAATTAATGTCAATAATGGATAAACTCAAAAAGAATAGTAAGTTGGATCACACATCTATTCTTTCTGAGTCTAAATTTTTCAATGAAAAAGATATGGTTCCAACCCACGTTCCAATGATGAACGTTGCCTTGTCTGGATCAATCGATGGTGGTCTTGCGCCTGGCCTTACAATACTTGCAGGGCAATCAAAACATTTCAAGACATCATTTGCCTTAATCATGGCGAGTGCTTATCTCAAAAAATATCCAGAGTCAGTTATCTTATTTTATGACTCTGAGTTTGGATCACCACAATCATACTTCGAACAGTATGATATCGATCCCTCACGTGTACTACACACACCCATCACAAATGTAGAAGAACTCAAGTTCGATCTAGTAAATCAACTTGACGCTCTTGATCGTGATGAACGTGTATGTGTTGTAATTGACTCTATTGGTAATCTAGCATCCAAGAAAGAATTAGAAGATGCAATCAATGAGAAGTCAGTTGCAGATATGTCTCGTGCAAAATCCTTGAAAGGTTTGTTCCGCATGTGTACGCCGTACCTTGCAATGAAGAACATTCCTATGATTGCAGTAAACCACACGTACAAAGAAATTGGATTGTTTCCTAAAGATATAGTCGGTGGTGGTACAGGTCTGTACTATTCTGCAGATAACATCTGGATCATTGGTCGCCAACAGGAAAAGAAAGGCACCGAGATCGAAGGATATCATTTCATAATTAATGTGGAGAAATCTAGATATGTCAAAGAAAAGTCTAAAATCCCTATTACTGTTACTTGGGATGGTGGTCTGCTTTCTCATAGTGGACTCCTCAATGTCGCTATCGCAGGTGGTTATATCCGCAGTCCTAGTACTGGGTGGTATAGCATTGTTGACAGAGATAGTGGAGAACTCTTACCATCCAAATATAGAGCAAAAGATACCTTACATCCCGAATTCTGGGTGCAAATATTACAAGAGACTGACTTCAAAGAGTTTGTCAAACAGAAATACTCTATTGGTGGGTCTCTTAGTAACGAAGCTGGTGGCGAAAGTGAAGCATGAAGAAAACGACACCTATGTATTAATACCCAATGAAGTTAATGAGGAGTTCTGGTCTGTCAGAATCCTCAAGGGTATGTTTAATGAAACGGTGATTCGTTATGGTAACATTGCATTCAATGAAGTTGCAGAAGGTATTATGTCATTTAACTTTGTTGTTGAGTCTTCACCAGACTCTTCTATCACTGAAGAGAATGAAGTGCTTCAAGAAGTTGCAGGTGACATACTACAAAAGATTATCGCAAACGCACTGGACAACGATGAAGGTATCGTAGGTAAGAAACCAGAAGATGATGAATGGGAAGAGGTAACTGCAGAAACATGAACACTAACTTAGAGCAAGTGATCCTAAGAAACATTCTGACTGATGATGAGTATACAAGAAAAGTTCTACCGTTTATCAAACCAGAGTATTTCGAAGGTATCTATAGAATACTATTCAGAGAGACTGCAAAGTTTGTAACCAAGTATAACAAGTTACCGACTGCAGAGGCATTCAAGATTGAACTTGATCAGTCTGACAGACTCAATGGTGAGAACTATACAGTGGCGATGGATCTTTTACCACAGTTGTTTGCAAAGGAAAAGACTGACTCTGATTGGTTGATACAGAACACAGAGAAGTGGTGTCAAGATCGTGCGATATACAATGCAGTGATGGAGTCTATCTCTATCATTGATGGTAAACACGAGACCATGACTAAGGGTGCATTACCAGATCTGTTGTCTAAGGCTCTGGGTGTTGCATTTGACACAAACGTTGGTCACGACTATATTGACAATGTCGAGGATCGTTGGGACTTCTATAACAAACAAGAAGAACGTATACCATTTGATCTAGAACATTTCAACACAATCACTAAAGGTGGTGTACCGAAGAAAACTCTGAACATTGCACTGGCAGGTACTGGTGTTGGTAAGAGTTTGTTCATGTGTCACGTTGCTTCTAGTGCATTGACTGATGGTAAGAATGTATTGTACATCACTATGGAAATGGCAGAGGAACGTATCGCAGAACGTATTGACGCAAACTTACTCAACGTTCCTATCGATCAGTTAGAGACTATGCCTAAGACTATGTTCACTGAAAAGGTGAAACAATTGTCTTCTAAGACTAAGGGTAAACTAATCATCAAAGAGTATCCTACTGGATCTGCACACTCAGGACACTTTCGTGGACTTTTAAATGAATTAAAATTAAAACGACAGTTTGAACCAGATATCATTTTTATAGATTATTTAAATATTTGTGCGTCAAGTAGAATGAAAGGAATGGGTGGTGCAATCAATTCATACAACTACATTAAAGCAATTGCTGAAGAGTTACGCGGCCTTGCAGTCGAGTTTGACGTACCGATCTTCTCTGCAACACAAACGACTCGTAGTGGTTATTCTAACTCGGATGTTGGGTTGGAAGACACGTCCGAGTCTTTTGGATTACCCGCTACCGCTGACCTCATGTTCGCTCTCATATCTACAGAAGAACTCCAAGGTTTAGGTCAGATCATGGTCAAACAATTGAAGAATAGATACAACGATCCTACAAATAATAAAAGGTTTGTTGTTGGTGTTGACCGTAGTAAGATGAGATTGTTTGATGTAGATCCTAACGAACAGACATTGACAGACGATACTCCAGTGTTTGATAAGTCGGATGCAGGAGAGAACATATCAAAGTTTAAAGATTGGAATATCTAATGAAGAGAAAACTAATATCAGAATTTTGGGGTGACGAAAAGAACCCAGACCGCAAAGCAGAGATACATCATAACTTAATTTATGATCATTTTGAGGTTGACTTCTATAATAAGACTGAGTTAAAAGAAACACGCGACATGAAGACTGACGGTGTTATACATAGTTTAAGATATGCAGAAGACGCTGCAGAGAACTGGTGTTTAGGATACATACCATGAGAGACCATCTACCGATGCCTGAACGTTTGTTTATCTTTGATGTCGATGGAACACTCTCTCCGAGTAGACAGAAGATGGACATGGAGTTTCAGAAATACTTTTTGGACTTCTGTGAAGACAACTTTGTTTACCTGATTACAGGATCTGACAGAGAAAAGACATTGGAACAAGTTGGTATCGATGTCTACTATATGGCAGATAGAGTTTATAATTGTTCTGGTAATCACGTCTTTGAACAAGATAAAGAGATATATAGAACAGACTGGAAGTTACCAGACAACGCTGCATTCTTTTTATTAGACAAGTTGCATGACAGTAGTTTTCATAGGAAGACTGGTAATCACATAGACGAAAGGCCAGGCACAGTAAACTTTAGTGTTGTTGGTAGAAACTGTAACCTAGAAGAACGTATGATGTATAGAGAGTGGGATGATCATGAGAATGAAAGACGTGTGATTGCAGAAGCATTTAACTCTAAGTTCCCAGACATTGAAGCATTGGTTGCAGGAGAGACTGGTATAGATATATTTCCAAGAGGTGCAAGCAAAGGTCAGATATGGACAGAAATAAAAGATCATGACGTGCATTTCTTTGGTGACAAAATGGAAGAGGGTGGTAACGATTACCCACTCGCAGAAAAGAATAGACATGGGACAAATCACCATGTCAAAAACTGGGAACATACAAGAAACATATTGTTAGCATATAATGAGTATAAACTATGAAAGCTAGATTAATATCATACTCACAGACTGGGGAGAATTTACATGTCGGTAATGACATACAGGAACTCGTTGCGTATTGCGCCCGTGTCTCCAATCCATCGAATCAAAATAACACTGAAACGTCCGAAAAACTTTTACGTTACCTTGCCAAACACAAACACTGGTCACCATTTGAGATGGTCAGTGCTTGCATAGAAGTAGAGACTACTCGTGACATTGCAAGACAGTTACTAAGACACAGATCGTTTTCATTCCAAGAGTTCTCGCAGAGATACGCAGATGTTCGAGACATGGACAATCAGTTTGTTATGCGTAAGGCAAGACTGCAAGATCCTAAGAACAGACAGAATAGTATCGATACATCTGACGCAAAACTTATGACTACATGGGAAGAACACCAGAGTAATGTCTGGTACGCTGCAATGAAAGCATATGATTGGGCGATAGAAAACGGTATCGCAAAAGAACAGGCTAGGTGTGTGTTACCAGAAGGTAATACTTTGTCACGACTTTACGTAAACGGTACGTTAAGATCTTGGATTCACTATATAGAACTAAGGTCTGCAAACGGAACACAGAGAGAGCATATGGACTTAGCAATAGAATGCGCTAAAGCAATAATAGCAATATTCCCTAGTGCGGTGGGATACATTGACACACAAGGAATCTCATAGACTCTTTTGGATAGTCAAGGGACATCTAGGGAATGAACAAACTGTACTTGGTAGCGCAAACAGTTACTTCAATAGATTATGGACTACGTATCAAGGTGAAGACACTAGTTACATAGAGGAAGGTTTTGAAGAAGCATATTACTTAAAATATCCAAACAGAAAAGGAGATTAGATGGAAGGGCCGATCTGTAAACTAAGAAAAAAAATTAAAACTTGGTTGAGTAAGAAAGATGATAAACAAGTAAAATACTTATCAGGTAAAAAGAAATAAGGGGGTTGACAAGATCCCCTTTTTCTGTTATCATATGTCTATAATAATAATTGAGGTAGTTATATGATAAAGCAGTTAGTTTTTGGTTTTGTTGCACTCTCTATGGTTCCTAGTGGATCTGAGAGTGCATCAATCGCAGAAGCAGGTGAGTTTCACACTGCACTAAGTGAACAGGTTTGTCTTGCAAACAATATCTATTGGGAAGCAAGGAACCAAACAAAAGAAGGAATGATAGGTGTTGGTCTTGTGGTACGCAATCGTGTTCTTGATAATCGTTTCCCACATTCGTATTGTGAGGTGGTTCATCAAGGCCCAACTAAACCTAGTTGGAGAGACCCTGACGTTAAGATACCTGTTCGACACCGTTGTCAATTTAGTTGGTATTGTGACGGTAAGTCTGATGATATTATTGCTAGGGAGTTGGACGTTTATACCCTTGCTAGTGATATTGCTCATCGAATTTACGCAGGTACAATTGACGATGTTACCAATGGTGCTACACATTACCATGCCGACTATGTGATACCTGCATGGGCAGCAACAAAGATTCGAACAGTCAAGATTGACGATCACATATTTTATAGATGGGAGTTTTAATGGAAATAGATTATAAGTTCAATGAAGAAAAACTATTGACGGAATTTAAGGAGTATGTAGACGCAACCTATGACGCACACTATTCTAAAGAGAAATTCCAAGCGACTGAGTTTATCGTAGACAGTGGTCACGGAACTGGTTTCATGATAGGAAATGTAATGAAGTATGCTCAGAGGTATGGCAAGAAGGGTTCCGACAAAGATGCTCGGAAAGATCTCCTTAAAGTTTTACACTATGCGTTGATGCAACTTCATGTTCATGATACTAAAGAATTCCGCTAGTAGAACCTTTTGTAAAGATATAAAAGAAAAGACCACAAAGAGCGAGTACAGCAAGTCCTAATGGAATGATAATCATAAGTTTCTCTTGAAACTCTGCTTGCTTTTTCATTGCTTCTCTTCTCAGTTCTTCGAGACGTTCTTTCTCTTCTCTCATTCGTTGTTGACGTAACGCGATAATTTCTTTCCACGTTCCCCAACCGAATCTATGGTCAATCAGTTCTCGCATTTCTTCCATTTGCTCGGCCGCAAGTTTTGCATCGATCACCTCTGTGGCAACCGATTTAATCCCTAACTGATCGGACACAGAGTTTCCTCTTTCTAGTTTTGCCTTTTGAACTTGAGCATTACCGTCTAAGAGACTTTCTAACTGAGAACCGATCTGAGAAATATCTTTTACTGTATTGATGTTTGACTTGATAAAATCAACTGATTGTTTTACCAGAGCAATACCAGCGAGAATTTCTGCGACCATCTTTTTCTTTCAATTGAAATTAATATAGGTCACTACTTTAATATGAATCACAACTATATTTATACTAAATAGTTTTCTAGTATAAATAAAAAATGTAGATGTTGGAGGATATTCTGGACATGGGGGCAGTACCCATCACCTCCACCAAAATTGCATGGAGAAGATATGGACGATAAAAATAAAATAATAGATGTCAAAACAGGCACAAATGAATTCGAAGTAGGAGTAAGACTACTAGGGAATGAATTGATTGGGATCAGACTCGCATCCACTAACGCGAGTGGTAAGATGATTCTATGGGCAGTACTATTGTTGTTCTTTACGTTTATGATAATGGAAGTGTTTGGATTTAACCAGTACTTCCTAAACATGTAATTTTGATGGGGGTGAAACAGGATCGACAGGTATTTGAGTCTACAAACACAAATGCAAACGATAATTTTGCACCATCTGGATTACGCCTAGCGGCATAATCGCAGGGGGTTGGGCACTTACCTAGCAACAGAAAAGTGTCACCA